AGGAGGCCGCGAGCGGCGCATGGGATGCCATGAAGGGTGTCGGGCGGCCGGACAGCACCGCAGACCAGATGGCCGCCCTGCAGCGGGACCTGCAGATGCGCCTGGAGCGCGGCCCGCTCAACAGCCTGACCGGCGCAGCCTTCGAGAAGGGCAACCAGTACCTGCGCGACCAGATCGAGCTGCTGCGCGAGCGCCTGGTGCTCGAAGGCCGTCAGGCCTCGGCGCAGGCGGCCAGCGCGGCGGCCGAGCGCAAGGCCATCGACGACATCCAGTCCGGCTTCAACGACCGCATGGCCGAGACGCGGCTGGCCGGCATCATGCAGGCCGACAAGCTCGCCAGCGAAGCCCGCATCAAGGGCCTGGAGATGGAGCGCGCCCAGATCGAGCGGCTGCAGGCGGCGGGCCTGATCGGCGAGCAGACCGCGGCCGATCGGCGCCTCGACATCCGCCAGCGCGAGCTTGCCGAGCAGGCTGTCCTGGTGCAGCGCGAGATTGAGCTGGAGAAGATGCGGCCGGTGACCGGCGACCCCAGGCTGTTCGGCGCGCAGCAGGCCAACCGGCTGGCCGCGCTCCAGGGCCGCCTGGACGGCCTGCGCGCGCAGTCCGGCATCGAGGCGGTGCTGGGCAGCGCCGAAGCCACCAAGGCCCGCGTGGCGCAGGAGAAGGAGGCCGCCAAGGAGTACGCCGACGCCTGGAAGACGGCCAACGACTTCCTGCAGCGCCTGCGCCAGCAGAACGAGCGCGGCGCCGCCGCCCTGCTGGCCGACCCGGTCGATCGCGCGCGCGCCGAGATCGAGATCGCCGTGCGCGAGATCGAGCGCCAAGCCACCGACGCCACCAAGGCGCTGGAGTTCGAGCTGCTGATCGAGAGCGACCCGGCGCAGATCGAGCGCATCAAGCGCCAGCTGGCCGAGATCCAGGCTGCGGCGGCCGGCGCCGTCGACCTGGAGCGCGCCAAGATGCCCGGCTCCAAGACCTGGCTGCAGGGCCTGGCACAGGGCTTCGGCGAGTGGCGCGCCTCGGCGCTCGACACCGCCGGCGCCATCAAGTCGGCGTTCACCAGCATGGCCAGCGGCATTGAGGACGCGCTGGTGCAGTGGGTGACGACGGGCAAGGCCTCGTTCAAGGACTTCGCGCGGTCGGTGATCGCCGACATCACGCGCATCATCATCCGCTGGACGGCGCTGCAGGCGGTGCAGGGCATCATGGGCGCCTTCGGTGGTGGCGGCGCGGCGCCGTTCAGCCCGAACAACTACGGCCCGTCTGCGGTGCCGGCGTTCGCCAAGGGCGGCGCTTTCGGCGGCAGCATCGTCAGCAGCCCGACCCTGTTCAAGTTCGCGGCCGGCGGCACCATGCGCAACGGCCTGATGGGCGAGGCCGGGCCCGAGGCGATCATGCCGCTGCGGCGCACGTCCAGCGGCGACCTGGGCGTGCAGGTGGCCGGCGGCGCCGGCGGCATCACTATCGGCAGCATCGTCGTGCAGGACGGCGGCGCGACGGCGCGCGATGCCAGCGGCCAGAACGCCGAGCAGCTGGGCCGGGCCCTGGCCGGCGCCGTGCAGGCCGAGATCATCCGCCAGAAGCGCCCCGGCGGCCTGCTAGCCGCAGCGTGAGGACCGCATGAGCACGTTCACTGTCCCGCCCGACTACGGCGCCCAGCTCAGCGACCGCCCCCGCGTGCTGCTCGCGCAGTTCGGCGACGGCTACGCGCAGCGCGCGCTCGACGGCATCAACGCGGCGCCCGAGGAGTGGTCGCTGACCTTCAGCGCGCGCACGCCGGCCGAGCGCGACACCATCCTGGCCTTCCTCGAGGCCCGCAACGGCGTCGAGCCCTTCACCTGGACGAGCCCGCGCGGCACGGTCGGCAAGTGGGTCTGCCCGGAGTGGACCTTCAGCCCGATCAACGCGGCGGTCAACACCATCACGGCGCGCTTCGTCCAGGACTACTCGCCAGGCTGACACCATGCCCGTGCCATCCGAGATCCGCAGCCTGCAGCCCGGCGCGCTGGTCGAGCTGTTCGAGCTCGATGCCACCGCGCTGGGCGGCGCCGTCACGCGCTTCCACGCCGGCACGAACCAGCTTCGGACGGACGTGGTCTGGCAGGGCAACACCTACCAGCCGCTGCCGATCGAGGCCTCGGGCTTCGAGTTCAACGGCAATGGCCAGCTGCCGCGGCCGAACCTGCGCGTGGCCAACATCGGCGGCGCGATCGGCGTGCTGGTGCGCGACTACCAGGACCTGCTGGGCGCGAAGGTGACGCGGCGCCGCACGCTGGCGCGCTACCTGGACGCCGTGAACTTCCCGGGCGGCGTCAACCCGACGGCCGACCCGGCGGCCGAGCTGCCGCCCGACATCTACTTCGTCGACCGCAAGGCCGGCGAGAACAAGGTGTTCATCGACTTCGAGCTCGCCGCGGCCTTCGACGTGGCCGGCGTCGTGCTGCCGCGGCGCCCGGTGACGCAGAACGTCTGCGTCTGGCGGTACCGCGTGAACGACGAGAGCAGCGCCTGCAGCTACACCGGCACGACCTACTTCGACGCCAACGACACCCCGGTGGCCACGGCCGGGCAGGACGTCTGCGGCAAGCGCCTGTCGTCGTGCCAGGCGCGCTTCGGCACGCAGCCGCTGCCCTTCGGCGGCTTCCCCGGCGTGGGCCTGACCCGATGACCTGGCGCGAGCACGCGCTGCAGCACGCCACGGCCGAGCTGCCGCGCGAGGCCTGCGGGCTGCTGCTGGTCGTCCGCGGCCGGCACGTCTACGAGCCGTGCGACAACATCGCCACCAACCCGGCCGAGCACTTCGTCATCGCGCCGGCTCAGTGGGCCGCCGCCGAGGACCGCGGCGAGATCGTCGGCGTCGTGCACTCGCACCCGTTCATGGGCCCAGACCCATCGTCGGCCGACGTCGCCGGCTGCGAGGCCTCGGGCCTGCCGTGGCACATCGTCGGTGTGCCGAGCGGCGCCTGGCGCACCATCGAGCCGACGGGCGCGCCGGTGCCGCTGATCGGCCGCGAGTTCAGGTGGGGCGTGCAGGACTGCTACACGCTGATCCGCGACTGGTACCGCGAGGAGCGCGGCGTCGATCTGCCGGACTTCGCGCGGCGCGCCGACGACTTCCAGGCTGGACGCGACCTGTACCGCGACGGCTTCCCGCGGGCGGGCTTCGCCGAAGTCGCCGGCCCCCCTGAGCCTGGCGACGTTCTGCTGTTCCGCCTGTCGTCGCCGGTGCCGGACCACGGGGCCGTCTACCTGGGCGCCGATAGAATGCTGCACCACATGGCGGGCCGCCTGTCCACGCGCGAGGACTGGGGCGGCTGGTGGCGCGATCGAACGGTGGGGGTGCTCCGGTATGCGCACGGTGCGGCTGTACGGTGAACTGGGGCGGCGCTTCGGCCGCTCGCACCAGCTGGACGTGGCGACGCCGGCCGAGGCCGTCCGCGCGCTGGTCGTCAACCACCCGGGGTTCGAGCAGGCCCTGCGCGACCATCCGCACGGCTTCCACGTCCTGGCCGGCCGCGACGACCGCGGCACGGTCGTCGGCCTGCGCCTGCCTGCCGGCGAGGCCGAGTCCATCCGCATCATCCCGGCCGTGGCCGGCGGCAAGTCGGCGTTCGGCCGCATCCTGGTCGGCGCGCTGCTGATCGGCGCCGCGTTCTTCACGGGCGTCGCGTCGCTGGGCGCTGGTGGCCTGGTGTTCAGCGGACTGGCCGGCCAGCTGGCCGTCGGCATCGGTGCGTCGCTGGTGCTGGGCGGCGTGTCGCAGCTGCTGGCGCCGACGCCGAAGTACCAGGCGGCCAGCGACGACGACACCCAGCCGAGCTACGTGTTCAGCGGCCCGACCAACACCAGCGCGCAGGGCACGGCCGTCCCGGTCGGCTACGGCCGCTTCATCGTCGGCTCGTCGGTCGTGAGCCTGGGCCTGACCGTGCAGGAGCTGCCGACGTGACCGACAGCCTGCGCAGCACCAGCTACGTCCGCGCGCTGGACGTGATCAGCGAGGGGCCGATCGAGGGGCTGGTCGACGGCCTGCGCAGCGTCTATCTCGACGACACGCGGCTGCAGAACGCCGACGGCACGTTCAACTTCCAGGGCTTCAAGATCGTCGAGCGCAATGGCGACGCCGCCCAGGCGCCCATCGAGGGCTTCTCGTCCGTCGAGTCGATCACGTCGGTCGGCGTGCGCGTGCAGCAGGCCGCGCCCGTGGTGCGGACGATCACCAACCCGAACACCGACGCCGTGCTCGTCACGATCGGCGTGCCGGCGCTGCAGAGCACGGACCAGACCACGGGCGCGGTGTCGGGCGCGCTGGTGCGGATGACGCTGGAGGTCCAGCCGAACGGCGGCGCCTGGGTGAGGGCGGCAGCTGACGCAGTGGTCGGCCCGCTGGCCGGAACGGGCTTCGGCGACGCCTACGCGACGGTGCCGCAGGACGTCATCGCCACGCGCATCGAGCCGCGCGTGACCATCTCCAACGCCGCCGCGGCCGGCGCCTACGAGTACCGCGTCGAGTACCGATTGTCCGACGGCACCCCCGTCGACCTGGCCGCCAACTGGTCGCTGTCGCGCCAGGCCTTCATGGAGGTGTCGACGGCGACGACGGCCTACGGATCGGACTCGGAAGGCGGGCCGACTACATACGTCGTCTACACGGCATCCGAGTCCTTTGAGCTGCGCGCCTTCACTGGCGACTTCCTGGCGCCGGGCCGCTATGACCTGCGCGTGACGCTGTTGTCGGGCGGCGCGGCCAGCATCAGCATCGGTGGCACCTACTTCGAGTCGCTGCCGTCGATCCGCATCGCCGGCAAGACCAGCAGCCGGTACCAGCGCCAGTACCGCGTGCCGCTGCCGGCCGGCGGCGCGCCGTGGAGCATCCGCCTCACGCGCACCACGGCCGACAGCGGATCCGCCTTCGTGCAGAACGAGACGTGGTGGGACAGCTACACCGAGGTGGTCTCGCAGCGCCTGCGCTACCCCTACAGCGCCATGCTGGCCGTCAGCATCGACGCCAGCCAGTTCAGCAGCATCCCCACGCGGGCCTACGACGTGCGCTTGCGCCGGGTGCAGGTGCCGGTCAACTACAACCCGATCACCAGGGTCTACACCGGCAGTTGGAACGGCACCTTCAAGACCGCCTGGACGGACAACCCGGCCTGGTGCTTCTACGACCTGCTGACGCACCCCCGCTACGGGCTGGGCGCCTTCGTGGGCACCGGCGTCGACAAGTGGACCCTGTACAGCATCGCGCAGTATTGCGACCAGCTGGTGCCCAACGGCTTCGGCGGCCAGGAGCCGCGCTTCACCTGCAACATCATCATCGGCAGCAAGGCCGAGGCCTTCCGCGTGCTGAACGACATCGCGTCGATCTTCCGCGGGCTGATCTACTGGGCGGCCGGCGGCGTGACGGCCGCGCAGGACGCGCCCAGCGACCCGGTGGCGCTGTTCACGCCGGCCAACGTCATCGACGGCGCCTTCAGCTACTCGGGCAGCTCGGCCAAGGTGCGCCACACCGCGGCGCTGGTGACCTGGAACGACCCGCAGGACCTGTGCCGCCAGAAGGTCGAGTACGTCGAGGACCGCGAGGGCATCAACCGCTACGGCCTGGTGATGACCGAGGTCGTCGCCGTCGGCTGCACGTCGCGCGGCCAGGCCAGCCGCGTCGGCCGGTGGCTGCTGTTCTCCGAGCGCCTGCAGACCGACGCCGTGGCCTTCAAGGTGGGCCTGGAGGGCGCCATCGTCAGGCCCGGCAACGTCATCAAGGTGGCCGACCCGGGCCGGGCCGGCGTGCGCTTCGGCGGGCGCCTGCTGGCCGCCTCGACGACGAACCTGACGCTGGACGCCGCCGTCACGCTGGTGGCCGGCCAGACCTACACCCTGTCGTGCCTGCGCGCCGACGGCACCGTGCAGGAGCGCACCGTCACCACCGGCGCCGGCACCGTGTCCACGCTGGTGGTGTCGCCGGCCCTGGCCGAGGCGCCGGCCGTCGGCAGTATCTGGGTGCTGCAGTCTGCGGCGGTCGAGGCGCAGCTGTTCCGCGTGCTGACCATCACCGAGTCCGCCCGCCAGGAGTTCGAGATCACGGCCATCGAGCATGAGCCGTCGAAGTACGCCAGCATCGAGCAGGGCCTCAAGCTGCTGCCCCGCAGCATCAGCGCGCTGTCCGCCGTGCCGCCGGCGCCGACCCAGGTCAGCGTGGTCGAGAAGCTGGCGCTCCAGGCTGGCCGCCTGACGTCGAGCCTGGACATCACCTGGCCTGCCGTGCCCGGGGCCTCGAGCTACGTCGCCCGGTTCCGCGCCGCGCAGTCCAACGAGGGCGTCGACAGGCCCGTCAGCTTCCCGAGCATCAACCCGCCGGACGTGGCCGAGGGCGCCTACGAGCTGCTGCTGTGGTCGGTCAACGCCTTCGGCACCAGGAGTTCGTCGCCCAGCGTCACGCCGGTCCTGGTGGTGGGCAAGACGGCGCCGCCGTCCGACGTGCAGGGCTACGTGGTCACGCGGCTGGGCGAGACTGTGGCGCACGCCTGGCGGCCGGTGCCGGATCTCGACCTGGCGCGCTACGAGGTCCGGCGCGGCGCCACGTGGGACACCGGCATCGTCGTGGGCGCGCCGATCAACAACGACCTGCAGGTCCTGGCGCCGCGCGGCGGCCGGCACATGGTCAAGGCGGTCGACACCAGCGGCAACTACTCGCGCAACGAGGCCGTGGTCGACCTGCCGGACATCAGCGGCATCAACGTCGTCGCGGAGTTTGACGACGGCGCCGGCGGCTTCAACGGCCCGAAGAACCAGACCGCCGAGATCCGCCTGTTCGAGGCGATCCCGTGGGCGCTGGCCTCGACCTGGGACGAGGCGGCGAACTGGGACGCCTTCATCGACAAGCGCGGCGTCACCATCGTCGGGCTCTACACCTGGGCCGACATGACGATGCCCTGGACGGCCTACCGCGGCTCGTGGCTGTTCGAGGGCGCGGCCGTCGATCCCTACTACGTCGCGCCGTGGAACACGATGACGGCGCCGTGGTCGACCTATGACGACCCCTGGCAGGTCGTGGAGCGGCCGACGTCTGGCACCTACATCAGCGAGACCATCGACGTCGGCTATGAGTCGGCGTCGCTGGTGACCATCGAGCCCAGCATCGACCTGCTGGCCGACAGCGCGCGGCCGTGGAACGCCTACACCGAGACCTGGGCCTACTACGGCTCGGGCTGGAGCTGGCAGGGTCCGGTCGGCCTCATCGGCGCCGAGTACGAGGTCAGCACCAGCCTGGACAACGTGACGTGGAGCGCCTGGACGCGCCTGACGCTGGGCGCGCTGCGGCTCCGCTACCTGCGCATCCGCGTCACGCTCACCACGCAGGACGGCGCCTATCGGCCGTGGCTGACCGGGCTGATCGTCAACGTCGACGTGCCCGACCGCGTGGTGCACGTCGAGGATGTCGCGGTGCCGCTGGCGGGCGCGACTATCTCCTGGGCGCCGGCCTTCGTCGGCATCAAGACCGTGCAGGTCACCCTACAATCCGCCGCCAGCGGCGACCGCTTCACCGTGACGGGCAAGAGCGAGACCGGCGTGACGGTCCAGGTGTTCGACAGCGCGGGAGCGCCGAAGGTCGGTTTGGTGGACGTGGATGCCTTCGGGCATGGTGAGAGGTACTGATGCCCTGGCCAGGCAGCTCGATCTCGACAGCGAATCTCGACGCGGGCACGGACTCGCCGGCTCTGGCGCGGCCCGCCCTGCTGGCTGCCGTGCAGGCCGTCAACGACATCGTGTCGATGCGCGCCGTCGCCGATGGTGTCGCGTCGCTCGACAGCACCGGCCAGGTGCCCGCCGCGCAGATCCCGCAGGTGGTGCCGGCCGGCGTGGGGATGCCCTACTTCGGCTCGACGGCGCCCACCGGCTGGGTGCTGGCGTCGGGCCGCACCATCGGCAGCGCGTCCAGCGGCGCGACGGAGCGCGCGAACGCCGACACGCTGGCGCTGTTCACGCTGCTGTGGACCAGCATGGCCGACGCCCAGGCGCCGGTCAGCGGAGGCCGCGGCGCCAGCGCGGCGGCGGACTTCGCGGCCAACAAGACCATCCAGCTTCCCGACCTGCGCGGGCGCACGGTGGCTGGCCGCGACGACATGGGCGGCACGGCGGCCAGCCGGCTGACGAACTCGGGCACCGGCAACCCGGGCGTGGCCGGCGCCACGCTGGGCGCGTCAGGCGGCGTCGACAGGCACACCCTGACCACGCCGCAGATGCCGTCCCACACCCACGCGCAGACCGGCAACACCGGGCAGGCGACGAGCGCGGGCTCGTTCAGCATCGCCGGCACGCTCAACACGCTGGCCATCAACAACACGCAGTCGACCGGCGGCGGCGAGGCGCACCCGAACGTGCAGCCCACGCTGGTGGCCAACTACATCATCAAGCTCTGAGGACAGACCATGGCCTGGCAAAGCAGCACCATCAACCCGGCGACCACGAGCCCGGCCAGCGACATCACGAAGCTGACGAACGACCTGCAGGTGCTGCGGAGCGTGCTGGGCGGCGGCAGCGATGGCGACGTGCCGCTGACGCCGGCGTTGAATGCGTCGACCGGAACGGTGACGATCGCTGGCGGGAATGTGGGGATTGGGACAGCGACAGCCCCCACGTCTGGCGCCAACCGATTTTGGGTTTCGGGGACGCGGGCAATTGACGCAAGGGGCTCCTCTGCGTCAGAGCCAGTTATCACCGCGTGGAGCAGCGCAACATCAGGCGACAACATGTTCTTGTCGTTCAGAACTGAAGCCACAGATACGCAGCGCGGCACGATTGACTACAACCGCTCAGGCGGATTGGTGCGCTACAACACCACATCCGATTACCGCGCCAAGGACATCCTCGGCCCGTTGCAAGATTCCGGCGCAACCATTGACGCCCTCAAGGTCTACGAAGGCCGGATGAAAGGCGCCACGCAATCGCGCCCGATGATGGTGGCGCACGAGGCGCAAGAGCATCTGCCCTATGCGGTCAGCGGCGAGAAGGACGAAGAAAACGAGGACGGCACGCCCAAGTTCCAACAGATGGACCACGCCTCGCTGGTGCCGCTGCTGATTGCCGAACTCCAATCCCTCCGCGCCCGCGTGGCCGCCCTGGAGAAAGCATGATCCGCCTGATCGCCATACTGTTCGCCGCCCTCATCACCGCCGCCCCGGCGCACGCCAAGTGCACGGCGCGCGACGCCTGGCGCGGCGCCGACAAGACCCAGCACCTGGGCATCGGCGCCGTCATCGGCATGGCCGGCACGCTGCAGTCCGGCAACCGCTGGCACGGCTTCGCCTGGGGCACCGGCATCGGCGCCCTGAAGGAGCTGGCCGACGCCGACGGCAGCGGCACCTGCAGCGCCCAGGACTTCCTCGTCACCGCCATCGGCGCCGCCATCGGCGCGCAGGCCGGCGGATTCCTGTTCGACCTGCGCCGCGACCGCGTCGGCGTCACCTACGTCGCCACCTTCTGAGGGCCGCCATGGACATCGACCACCACAAACTGGCCGGCAACCCGTTCGTGGTCGGCGCGATGGGCGCGCTGGTGACGGCGCTGCGCTTCACCCCAGGCACCGCCTGGTGGGAGCGCGCCATCAACGTCGTGGCCGGCTCGATGATGGCGGGCTTCCTGGCGCCCGCGCTGGTGCACTGGCTGGGCCTGGACGCTCCGCACTACGCCAGCGGCGCAGCGTTCCTCATCGGGCTTCTAGGGATGTCGCTGGCCGCGGCTGCCCTCGAATGGGTGAGGGACGGCGGCCTGCGACGAGTGGTCG